ATGTTCGAACAACGCGTAAATTCTGACGTACTGACCGTTGCAACCGTAAACTCACAAGATCAGGTGACTCAAAAGCCTTTGCGTGACTCGGTTAAACAAGCACTGAAGAACTATTTTGCTCAACTGAATGGTCAGGATGTAAGTGACCTGTATGAGTTGGTACTGGCTGAAGTTGAACAGCCATTGTTGGACATGGTGATGCAATACACCCGTGGCAACCAAACCCGCGCTGCCCTGATGATGGGCATCAACCGTGGCACGCTGCGTAAGAAATTGAAAAAATACGGCATGAACTGATACTAGTCAGTTAAGTTGTTGTTTAAAAAGGCGTTACCCTTGATTGGTTAGCGCCTTTTTTATTGCTTGTTATATATATTGTTATACATAAAATCTCGCAAAAACCAGTAAACATACGAACAATAAGTAAGAAAAAAGACCGCCTGAGCGATCTTCTTATTGGCTAATGTGACTGGCTGTAACCTGATACCCATTCCAGTATGCAGACCTGCCACTAACGGTAATCTTCTGGCCCAACGGGCAAAGCATTAACTCCAGCGCCAACATATCAAAGGCAATAACCCGCAACGGGTAATCACTGCGTTTATCGCTCGATGCAAGAATTGTCGCTACAGCCATCACCTTCCCTGTGCTGCTCTGTACCCGCTTAGGGGCTTTGGTTATATGCCCCGTCACGGTCGCTATAGGTTTAGTACTCACAACTTACATCTGATCTTCGGTATAGATACCGGCTGAAATAATGGCACCGCCGATAATTCGCTCACCGTAACCGATGGGGATAGGGTTTCCCTGCGCCACTGTATTCACAGGCCCACCAAACGCATAGCTTGGGGTGTTCTCTGCTGATTGCCTTGATGCAAGTCCGCCCTGTTGCGGTGATAACATTTGCACCACCCCGCCGAGCATCATTGACGCACCAGACATGACCAACGGAACGCCCATCGGGGTAGCCCAAAGTATCGCCCCAACAGCAACCAAAACAGCTCCGAGAATGGTTTGAAATATTCCCGCTTTTTTACTGCCAATAATCACAGGGATAATCCGAATCGGAGCCTTACCATCAAGATCTAGCTCATTCTCACCAATATTCCGTTTTCCATTAAAAACAGCAAATGTAAGCCCTCTTGATTCACTGTCTAATAGGAATTGCTTAAAACCTTTAATTTGTAATCTTAAGGCTTGTATTGCCTCTGCTGGGCTTGATACATCCCAGTTATATTCCCGGCCGAATTTCTTACCTAAAACACCACCTAACACAATTTGTCTTTTCATAACCAATCTCCAATTAAATTCCGTCAAAGGCTTTAAGCCGCTGTTGCTGTTCTTCGCTCAAGGTATACGCAAAGTCTTCATGTTCAATCTGGTAGGTGCCAAAGCTCATCAGGAAGGCAATAGCCGGGTCTATCTTGTTGGCGGCTTTCTTCTTGTTCGGCTTGATATTGGCGTTGGCGTCGGTTTCCATCACAACGTTGCTCATCGCCCAAGCCAAGACTGGATCGCCGTTGTGCTGTATCACCTTGCGGTTAACGAATACCTCGGCAGACTTGGCTACCGGGCTAAATTTCATATAGGTCTGCGGGAACGGCTCGACATCCAGACCGGCACCCTGTAACTGTGTTCTAAGATGGGTAGCGTTCCACGTATCAAACCCTACCAACTTGATGCTGAACCGCTGACTGTCTGCCAACACATCATCACGGATGCGGTCGTAATCGATACAATCGCCCGGCGTGGTGCGTATCCAGCCACTTTTAACCCATTGCCGATATATGGCCCGGTTCTTATTGGCGGCATTATTCAACTGGGCTTCGGGGATATAGTGGCGGGTCAGCAGCAATACACGATTCTCAACCGGGAACGAGTAGCACACACTGGTAATATCGCTGGTTGATGACAGGTCTAACCCGGCGTAACACTCCAGCCCGACTAAATCATCCTCGCTGTAATCGGCTATACAGGCGTCCCATGCACCGGAACCCATCCACGGCGTCTCACCCTGACACCAGATATTAAAGCGCTTGGTCAGCATCTCAACCCATTGCGAGGGAATGCCCCGCGCCTTATTGATGGTGTCAGTCAGTGCCGTAACATCAACAGAAACACCCAGATTAGGGTTAGCCTTAATCCATTGTTCGGGCTGCTCAACTTCGCTTTCGTCGTCCAGTTCGTAGATCAGGGCAAACAACGATTCGTTTTGCTCTTCACCGGCCAATATCTGGCAACAATAATCATAATGTTGCTTACAGGCTGAAACCACGTTGCTACCCGCAGTGGTGATAGCAAAGAGTATCCCTTCTGGCCGGGCACCCATTCCCAACTCAAGCGCCGAATAAACGGCGTTATCCGGGTGAAGATGGTACTCATCCACCACCGCCAGACTGGGGTTCGTCCCTTCAATAGTCGAGGCTTTGGAGGCCAGTGGCTTTAACAGGCTGTTGGTTTTGGCATAAATCATTTTGTGCTGCTGGATGGTAAGGCGCTTTCTCAAGGGCTTTGAGATAAGGCTCATCTGACGGGCATCATCAAATACGATACGGGCCTGATCACGACTCACGGCGGCGGTATAGATATCTTGCTGGCCCGGCTCCATCACCAGAAACCAGTTAGCCAGAATAGCCGCTACCGTTGACTTGGCATTCTTACGAGGTACCTGAATGTAAGCACTACGGTACTTCCTGCGGCCTGTAGCTGCCACCTTGAACCCCAACAAACAGGCAAAGGCAAACTGTTGCCACGGCTCCAGCACGATAGACTGACCCCGTAGAGGGCCTTTTACGTGAGGGCAGAGGTGAGAGAAGGCAATAAAGCGCTCTACAGTGGCCCCATCGAACGTATAAAGCGGGTTATTCAGGTCATTAAAGTACCGCTCAACGGCCTGTTTTAGCCGCATACAGGCCGGGATTTTGCCGCTTTGTACCTCCAGCGCGTACCGGTTATAGGCTGTCAAGGGCGTCTGCCTCATCAACTTCCACCGGATTACGGCGGCGAGATACTGGATCAAAGCCCATAAGCGAGGACATTTTTATCATAATTTTCTCAGCGTCAGACTTGGCTTTCAACGCAGGGTTCGTGGTGGTCGCACCGCGAGAACCTTCAACCGAAAAACCCCGCGCCGCGAGGTCTGCCACGGCTCGACGGTACATTGAGTAGTTGAGGCAATACAATTCAAGGTTACGCCAGTCGGCATCAATCAGGTCGTCGCGCTCCATCAACTGCTTTGCCCTTGCCTTCCACTCTGCGGTAGCAATCTCATCTAAATAAGTGGGGGCTTTGGGTGGTCTAGCCATAACTTTCTGTTTCCTGTGCCTTTACTGCTATGAAAAAAAACACCGTGCGTAAAAATTTGAGGGGGCGGGTGGTGCCAGCGGTCTTGGGCTTTGTCCTCAAACCTCCCCCACCCCTTGCCCTGCACCTCGTCACCGGTTTCGGAACGCATCCATTAGCTCACGGTCACGCTTCGTCATACGCTTGCCTGTGGCTTGCTTAGACGCCTTGCTATGGCTCTGTATAAAACCATCGCGACTACGCTGTAACTCGTTGATTAATCGTTGCATCTCTTCTTCACGCATTTTTGTTGTACTCATGTATCCAATCATTGCGGTGCTTGGCGGCCTCCTCTTGCTCATGGAACTTACCCGCTTTGCGCTGCTGCTTTGTCACAGGGTCTTGCGTAGTGGTCTTACGACTGTGGCAACTGACACACAAACCTTGATGATTACTCTCCGGCCAGAACAGAACATCTTCACCACCATCAATCGGGATAATGTGATCTACTATCTTGGCGGGGGTATAGATGCCTTGCTTCTCACAGCGGACACAAAGCGGGTGAGCCTTGAGATACATCAGGCGGTACTTATCCCATCTGGGCGTATAGCCACGTTCACGACGAGAACCACGTTGCGAATCCTGTTGCACTCTGGCTTCCCGCTTATGTTCAGCACAACGGCCAGCTTTCACACGTGCGCGACATCCGGGATAGCTACAACGTTTCAATGGATGGACTGGCATCAGTACACCCCCGGATCGCGATAAGTACTCCACAATGCAGAAATGGTCAGTGGCACCTCTTTAGCCTCAACCTCACTGACCATCGTCCGGCCGTCATACAATTGAGATACATACATCAGGCACCCCACACGAATAGCAGGATTGAACTCCAGACCGGCATCAAACCGTTTACCGATATGCTGCTGACAGACCTCCATCGCGGCATCGATATAAATCTGAATAAGTGAATCTTCATAATCACCATCAACACGACAATGTAGCTTTGCCTCATCCAGCGTTATCATTGGCTCACACCTCCCTTACACAGCAGCTCTAACCGGGTGGCTTTCTCATCGGGTATCACTGCGGTAATGTCATAATTCATGGGCTTGCCACCCCTGACGGTAAAGCGAATGCGGTTCGCAGAACTCACGTCAGCCCGGTAACGCATCCAGATCCGAATAGTGATTTCTGACATTTCCGCACCAGAGGCTATCAACTCACGGCCACTGATTGCTTTCACTTCGGCCCAGACTGTGGCGACATCGTTCCATTGCTTTAATGGCTGACCGGACGGTAGCTGAGTCGTGGTAAACGTCTGTATCGTCACTTTGTGTCGTAAGCCGCCAGCTCTCATAGGTCGTCCTTAGCATCGTCGGATTTCACCTGTACAGTCTGTTTCCATGCCTGACTGAATTCCTCACCACCGGCATACGCTGGCATCCCCTCACGCTCACGCGCTTCATTCGGAGACATCACGCCTGATTTAATGGCGGTTTCGTAACTGCGGAAACGTTCTTGAGGATTGGCCCGTAGCAAGTCGGCAGTGTCAAACTCCACCTGATAGCGAACCTGAACCGGGTGACTGGCCACCAGAAGAGAGGCTTTAACCTGTTGCTCAAAATTTGTTAGCCAGGGGCGCAAGGTCTGAGACAGAAAAGCGCGACTCGCCTCGCTGAAATTGCTGTAGGTGCTGTTGGAATACTCTTGCAGGAATATCGGGCTGATATTGAATATCCGGGCAATGTCTTCAATGGTGAAGCGACGAGAGGCCAACCACTCAGCATCCTGATTGCTCATGCCTAACTGCTCGTACTTCATGCCGCCTTCGATAATCGGCGTTTTACCGGCATTGCGTGCGCCTTTGTAACGCTCCAGTGCTTCCAGTGCCTTAGCGCCTTTTGGCCCGTCTAACCAGTCACCGGTTGTTAATACGCCGGAAGCCATCAGGCCGTTATTCATCACCGACGAGCCATGACGTTGTTGAGCCAGTCCAAGTCCAACAGTTTCACGACAGACAGTGATCGGAGAACGCCCAAGGAAACCATCTTCAGTAGCATGTCGCAGGTGTAAGATTTCTTCCTGAAGGTACGTTTTTACCGTTCCGTCCGGGTGTGTAATGGTGTAGGCGAATCGGTGATTGCTCAGGCGCTTGGGTACCACGGCACGAGGTGGGTAAGAATGCAGTGATTGCGGCTTGCCATCCTTACCCCATTCGATAACCGCATAAGCGTTACCATTCAGCAGACAATGACGCATCATCGTGCGCTTGAACTGGTAAGGGGTCTGGCAATCATTCGGGTATTCATTCAGCAGGTAATCAACCGGATGCTCCGATAACCATTCTCTTTTATCATTCTGAACTCTGTACAGGTAACACGGCATCGAGGCCACCGCTTCGCTGATAACGGTCACAGCATTCATAACCGCCGGCAGAGATTCAGCAGTAGCAGCAGACACATGTTCACCGGCCCCCGTATTGGGGATGCCAGCCAGCGCCATAAACTCATCAATGGTCATTGAACGGCTTTCGGTCTTGCGTTTGAACGGCCACATATCACAACCCCGCCAGATAAGCCCAATGGGAACGCAGAGACAGATCCACCAACTCCGGGTGTTGAGCTAACAGTGAACGCTTGGCTATCTGAACATCCGTTTCACGGTAGGCCGGTAAGCTGGTCACGGTAATTTCCCGTAGTTCAGCCGCCAACACAGTACGGATATAAGGCTGTTTGGTACTGTCCCACTGGTCTTTTAATGCACGGAAACCAAAGCTCATGCCTGATATATCGCCACGCTCAACCATGGTCAGCACATCACGGCCTAACTGGGTATCGGGTGGGGTCAATTCAAAACGCAGACCGGTAGCATCCTCACTCAATACGAGGGTGTTTGACTGGGTGCGACCTAACAGCGCGGTATAGTCATGCTCAAACAAAGCACGAACATCGGTACCGGCTGCAAGGCTGGCTTTAAAGGCATTTGGGGCAAACTGCTCTACAAACTCATCCCACAGCACTTCTGAGCGGCTATTCCATTTCACGGCATAACCCACTAACTTTTTATCGCTGGTGGATAAGCTGGCGGTGCGGATCTCAAAATCGGTATCTTTCATTGGTAAACTCCCTGATAAGAAAGGGGCCGTAGCCCCTGTTGCTTACTCTGCGATTTCGAGAACTTTGATCGCGTTGGAGTCCACCAGCCCACCACCCAGATACTTATCAGTGTGAACCTTGTAGAAACCCGGTTCGGTGATATTGTCAGGACGGGTACGGGTGCCTGTTTCATGATCGACGATGAAATAGCCACGCTTAAAGTCACCTACAGCGATTACCGGTTTACCCGGTTCAGCATCGGGCATGTTTTCTAGATAGCGCACTGGATGGCCCAGCAACATATCCGGATCGCCAGCTTGCAGACGGTCACGCCAGATATAATCACCATTACCGTTTTTAATCTTTTGCAGCATGGCAGCACTGTTGGAGTTCATCACCCATACAGCATTTTTGCGGTAGCGGCGGCGCAGCTTGAAGACCAAATCAATTAATTCATCAGCGGTAGGCGCATCACCAGCAGCAACCATTTTTTCCAGCGTTCCGAATGGGCGAGTACGGTCACCGGTTGCAGCACGAGGGTATGACAGGAAGCCTTTAGCCTTTTTAGTACCGTCACCGTTAACAAGGTCGGTTTCTTCGGTTTCAATAAAGGTGTCGCTGATTTCTTCGGTCAACCAGCCCAAGATATCTACGTCACTAAAGTCGAGAATTTCCTGCGTGGTTTTTGGGTAAGCATAGATAGGGTTCAGCTTGATACTGACTTCTTCCAGCTTAGGCGTCGCGGTTTCGGTACGGGCTTCACCTTCTACGCCTCGACCTACCGCCGCGCCGCCCACGGACACAAGTTTTTTATACTCGTTGGATTTGGTGGTTTTGACGGTGCAAATTTGGCGCATTTCTGACTCATCAGCCAACATGCGCATAATTTCACTGTCAAGCTCAGGGATAACAGAATAGCCGCCGCTCTCATTCACGGTAGTGGATAACATGCGGGTTTCGCCGGTCATGATGTAATGGCGTAACTCGTCGTTGGTCACTTTCTTACCATCGTCTACAGGCTTGGCTTTGCCGCCCTGAGTGCGTTCTTCATCAGCAAGGGATTCATAACGGGTGATATCAGTAACCAGAGCATCTGCCTGAGCACGGATTTCATCAAACTGGGTGGCTTCTTCGGGGGTAAGGCTGCGTTTTTCATCTTCGGCCTTGGTCAGCAGTGAGCGCATTTGCGTGGCTAACTCGGCTTTCTTCTGGCGTAACTCTAACAATTTTTTCATAGTGGCTTCCGTAAGTGTGAATACAGACGGGAAACCAACTTAAAAGGTAAAGCCGTTTAACAGAATTCCAGTGCGGAAAGGTGGGCGCTAAACGGCTAAAGTGACGGCTCCCGTCGGAGTGTCACTGACCAATATATGACTGAAAATAATAAAGAAAACCCCTCAGATATCGAGGGGTAAACACGGATAAGCATGAGAACAAAACATTTACAAAACTATTTATTTAAACATACCGCTTATCATGCTCCGACATCTCTTCTCTCTGTTTCTGCAAATAAGCGATCAGCAAGTCAAGTTGCTCTTGGCTAGCGGCAAAACGCCGCCCTGTAAAATCATCAACCAGAAAACCATGCCCCTCGACAAATAAAAAATGCTCATGCTCCAGATGATATTTATATTCATCAAGAGACATTGTCTCAAGATTTCCCATGTTTCGATCATCAAGATATTCTGCTATCTCACTCATATTTCACTCTCCGATTACTATATTAATTAGTTGGCTTGAATTTAAGCCAGCCAGAAAGAAGCATCAATACTGACGGGTTAACTTTCGGACAGCTATTTAACAGTTGATTATGGATTTTGTCAGTTCCTACCCCCCCTACTAAAAGTTTTGGCTGTTTTATGTCTACTGTATCTACCAATCATGCCAAACCCAGTAATGACGTGGCCTACAGCTTGGTAGAGAACACAAAAACACTACCTACTGGCTATCTACTACTATCTACCTGTCTACCAAAAGTCACTCAGTGGAGTTAGTGCATAATTTGGTAGATAAGGTAGATAATAGGTAGACAATAAAAAATCACTATCTACCAAGCTGTAACCCTTGTCCTGTCTGGCTTTGAAGTCATTTGGTAGATAGAGTAGATAGTAATAGATAAAACTTTATATGTAGGGACTTAATCCGGCGTATCCAGCCCCCACACATGAGGAAGGAAGCCGTTCACTTTTTCCGTTAACCCCACATTGGTTTGTTTGCGCCCGTTGATTTCCCGTGTTTTGTACTCCTTGCCGTATTCATTCGCCGCATTTTTCATCGCCTTACCGAATGACGTTACAGCCAGCGGCTTACCTAACCCCTGAAACTCAAGAAATTCTTTGTAAAGGTGATACAGGTATTTTTTAGGCTCGGATTCAATGCTTTTTCCACCCCCCATGAGCAACCCTCGAGCTTCACTCATGAAATACAGTGCCGCGCATAAATCAATAACTGGATCTGTGCCTCGCTTTACCTCTAATGCCTCATCAGAATTACGCTGCTCCAGTAGAAGCAATTTAGCTTTATCTTGGCTGGCAAACTCAGTTAACAGGTGACGGATAATGACAGGTAATTCCACGCTAATTTTCTCACTCAAAAGTGGATCTTTCTCATCATCACTGACAGGGTTATTGAAAGAGAAAATAACCCTGCGCCGGGCTATCCCTCCCTGACGTTCAGTAAAGTTCATAGGTTCGTTATTCGTTGCAAGTACTACCGACTGTAAAATAATACTAAATTGCTTCTCATACTTGCCGTCAATCTCAAGCAAGTCACCGCCGGTAATAGCCTTAATTCCCGTTCCCTCGCCCACGTATTTAGACTGGTCAGGAAGCAAGATTAGGCTTTTCCCGACAAACTGCGCTCGGCCTCTGGCGCTATCCAGCGCCGCCATATTGCCACTGGCGGTGTTATGTTCCCCGGTCAATAATGTAGCAATATGAGTAAATACGCTTTTTCCGCTACCTCCCTCACCGGTTATCTCAAGAAATAGCTGCCAGTCATAACGGTTCGCCAGCACCATGAATAACCCAGCCTTAATGCGTTCCATCTTCCCGGCGTCACGACCCGCCGCATGAGATAGCCATTTGTAGAAATTACTCGCGTGTACCTCAAGACATTCATTTGCCGCCAGTGGTTGGGTGAACGTGATGCCATTATGATTAAGTAGCCAATCCTCCGGCTTATGTGCTCTGAATGCGTTTTCTCGCAGGTCATACACGCCATTCTTGAAACCAATTAAGTAGCGCGGCTGAGTTGTCATAACTGGCACTTGCAGCTTCATGGCTTCAATCGCGTTTTTAATTCCGGTAGGAGAATAAGGTGTTTCATTCTCATTGAAGATAGCGACCATTTCGCGCTGTAGCTCGCTGTCAGGGACTTTTTCCCACCGCTCACCGTTATAACGATAAACCGTCTCACTTTCTGGGTTGACGGTGATCTGCCCATAACGTTCTGCTAGTAGCTCTCCCCGCTGACTTGCTGCCATCTGAGACAACGCCGGGCGAGAGTTTTTATCATTGTGTATAGCGGTAACGGTAGCTTTCATTTTCGCCCCCTTTGGTTGATACAGTGATTCAGTAAAGGCGCGCGTAGTGGCCTCTGTGCCGTTTTGTTGGCGGTAGTCGTCCCAGTCGGCTTTATGGTGAGTCGGTGGTGTGGCTACCCAGCCAGAGACGGAAATAGCGGCTTTTTCAGCGGAGATAACGCCAATATTCTGCTTGGGTTTGCCTTTTTCGTCACATTCTCCCGATTCGTACCAGTCGTTATCAGCGGCAATGATGATTTTTGCCAGTGGCCACCGTTCACGGCAGACCTTCGCGACGTGAATTAGGTTGCCTTCGTCCAGTGCGGCCAGTACCACCCCATCATCCAGTAACGAAACGGTAACGCCGGTTGCGTAACCCTCGGCGATCAACACCGTTACAGGCTCAGCCTCCGTTGATGGTTGGTGTCTTACCGGAATAAACGAACCTTTTTTCGTGGTACCCGCTAATAGCCGTTTCGAACCGTCAGGGTTAATCACCTGCGCACCCGTTATCACGCCCTCCATCGTTTGCAGCACCAGCAACAAGGAACCATCACTCAGTAGGGCTTGGGAGGGACTTGGAAGCCCCTTATTAAGCAGGTACTGAGATTCACCCGATACCGTTTTAGCCACCAGCGCCGCCACCTTGTCAGCAATGGCAATATTGGATTGAGGCTTCTCTCTGGCTGGCTTCGGCTCTGGCAAGGGCAGTGCCATCACACCCGCGACCTTTTCCGCCGCTGAACGGGCGTCACACTGGTTAACCTTCATCACTAAATCCAGTCCGGTACCCGCGCCACAGTGTGAGCAATGGTAGGTTCCGCGACCCTCCCGATCATCAAATCGATAGCGGGTTTTACCGCCACAGCTTGGACACTCACCCTCGCTGCGATTAGTCGGAATATCCAGACGTTGGAAAATAGCTTCCCAGTGGCCTTTAGCTTTGCTGCGAACGTCCTCAACAAATGTCATTTTTGTACAGCCTCCCGTTCGAACAAATGAACCGCCACAGGCCCGGCGAGATCCAGTGCTAACCCGATTAACTCTTTTTCGTCAGTAATGTCTAAATCAACATTGGATTCGAACATCAGCAGCAAGAGAGCGTTTAATTGACCAGCTTTATGAGTAGCAACATCCAGAGGTACGGACTCGTTGGCTTTCATAGCTACACTCTCCCGGTAAAAGTGAATTCAGCAACAAAACGCGCCAGAGGCATGATGCAAGGTTCCGGATATCCATCACGGCTAAAGGTGACTCGGTTAAATGCCACGGCCTGTACAGTGACGAGTAAGCCCTGATTGTCTTTGTAGCGGTCATTAGGCAGCGGTTCGCGCATAGTTCACCCCCTCTATATTATTTGCGGCTTTTGCTGCACGTTGCTGTGCAAATCCAAGAAGTTCATAGCCGATGTCTTCACCTTCTGGATCACATATCAGCATTTGAGCAACTTCCAGCAGGCGAGAGAGGTTAAAGAGCACATCGGATACTTCGCATGGGGTTAACTTATCCATGATTAGCCTCCAGAACAGCGCTGAGTGAATGATTAACCTCACTATTGATGTCACAAGCTATACATATAAGGTCGAGTAGTTGCTTCGAACATTCATCACTCGCTTTATCCAAAATGGTTTCATAAAGCGAACAAGCTAAACCGGTGCGATAGAGCGCTAAATCTAATGGGATAGGCTTACGCATGGATCACCTCCGGCAGACGACCAGCAAAGGAAAGTACGAACTGACCGGACAGAGAGCGGCGGGCTTCTTGTTCAGAATGGGCGGTTACAGATTCACGGTGCGGCTTGGCGTTCAGGTCAGAACGGTGCACGGCGAGAAAGAGAAATTTAAAGCGAGTTGGGGTATGATTTAACATAGCTGCCTCGATATCTAATCTATCGTTGGTGGTAAGAGGCCCTGCCGGTGTTGCAAGCACTCGCGGGGCTTCGCTGTTTTTACTGTGCTTGAATTGGTAAATAACACGCATCCCAAACACTCGATTCACAATAAACATAAGTGAATCGCAATACAAGTCTTTTGTGGTATTCGTTTTTATGACATACTGAATACCACCTAAAAGAAGAGGACGCAGAATGTCAACCAGTTCAACTAACAACAAGTCACAACAACTTAATGCTCGCTTCCCACATGAGGTCGTAAATGATATGGAAGCGTCACTGAAAGCTGGCGAGACAAAGGCACAGTTCATCGTCACTGCGGTTCGCGGGGAAATAGCCAGACGCCAGACAGAGGGTGCTACAGAGAACCCCTTGCTTTCGTCGCTCGATGCGCTGGAGCAGGTAGAAGCGATTGGCATTACGGCCAGTGAGGAAATTAACCGGCTGGTCAGCGTGGCGCGTGAGGAACTACAGCGGCGCAAAGCCAAGGAAGTACCAGAGGGCTGAACAGGCTTACTCACAGTAACTCTATGACCTACGAAACTTTCGCAGGTACGAACATGCTGTTCTACAAGGTGTTGATTTTTATAATTACGCAAATTTGCGTTATCATTCCTCAGATTTGAGGAATCATTTAGCATGTGTGGATTTTGCGAATAGTTTCTAACTAGCTGCAAATCCTGCTTCGCTGCAAGATGTTGATTTAACTCATGATGGTAAAACCCATAACCCCAAAGTGCGGTATTCTCAGTGCCGCCCTTTTCTTTGCCTGTAACTTGCTGATTTTCATTGTTACATCCGTGTTGAATGACTACCGAACCTAAGCAATGTTTATGTTCAGCCGAACCCGAATACTGTTCGTCTTTGTTTACTCGACTCCCTGCGCGGCAGGTTTGTGCAAGAATCAATGAGTTAGCTAATTCCATTTCAGCACAATTAAGTTTAATCAACAGGTTACGGTGTGCCGGTAAACTCGGTGAATTGCGGTGTTTAGTATGCAACTCGCTCAAAGATAGTCTGTTCAGGGTGCCAGCCAAGGGAAAGGCTTTATTCTGGCTGGCTGCTGGAGTTGTGAGCATCATGCCACCACCTCCACACGCAGACCTTTAGCTGTGTAGCCCTGAACCTGCTTACCATTCACACGAACCCGCTTTTTAGTCAGTAAACGGATGTGGTCGCCATACACATGAAGTAATATCCCATCTAAAGCGACCTCGTTATAACCATATCGAGGCTTGTGTGACACCTGCACAAATGGGCCGCAAGCCTTGCTATTAGCGGGAACTGGTGCGACAACCCCCTTATCTTTTCCGGTTACTCGATACAACCAGAAACGCCCGTCTTTCCCTGTCAGCTTTCGCGTACGAACCGGCACATAACCAGCTTTGTGCATGGCTACACTGAACGCTGAATCATCCGGGTAATACTGGCGACGAATAATAGCAGGCACTGAAATGGCGAAACTTTGCTTAGTCCAATACTCTGTCCACTGACTAACAAACTCGATAGGCAAGCCATTAACGTTAATACCGCTGAGTACTATTTTAGGCTGAGTTTGGGTACTGCCAGCCAAGGCAGTTATTTTCTTAGATACCATTTTATTGCTCCAATAAGTTCATTATTTAGAGCCGCCGCGACAGCATTTCAGATACTGCTATTTACTTTGTGCAATTGCTCGCAAGTTAATTTCTTTTCGCTGATCAGGCGATCTTGCGTGAATTTGCATTGACATTCTGTTAGGCCAATTTGCGACCACATGGAGTATTAACGTTATTTACAGCCGGGGGATTGCGAACCCAGCAAAGTAAGTCACTGAGCAACCATGCACATGAGTTGCGGCCAAGAGGCTTACGGGCAGGGAAGCGGCCTTCATTCTCAAGAAGCCATGCAGTTGAGCGGGAAATAGAAGTAATACGCTGACGTTCCTTTTCACGCACAAGGCGATCATAAGGTTCGGCATATTCGGCTAGAACAACTCGGCGCTGTTCTGGGGTAGGGTTGAAGTGATTAATAGTCATGCTGCTCTCTACTGTTCGGGGGTGATAGAGAGCATTCTGATTAAATCAATACTGCGATTCTGGTAAGTAGAATAAATTTATTTTAACTTACGTAAGCTAAATTTAGTTCCCAGACCATTTCTTCGGGTCAAACACCTTGCTCAATAACCGCTCAATACCATCAATTTCTAGTGGCGGCTTACCCGTATCGGGCCAAAAACTAATAGCAGAAATATCTATTTGTTTAGCCCAATCAACATAAGTTTTACATTTCTCAGGGTATTCTTTTTGTATGTACATAGCAGCCATAAGTATTTGTTCTCTTTTGGCGGCAAAGCGCTCTACATTTCCATGATTTGGCTTATCGTTACATTTATCTTGCGCTAAAACACTATGCGTTTTTCCACTGATTAAGCGTTCCAATTCAACGTTAGTAATATATAAATTATTTATTGACACAGGATAGTTAAGACCTGAAATACCAGTAGGTGTATATTTTATTCCATCCCCACCGGATCTAGAGGTAATATCATATACTGAGAAATCATTTGCTCTTGGTAGCTTCAGTGTTTTTTCATAAAAAATACCACCGTCGATTAAGGCTTTCTCAGAAAAAGAAAACAATTCACTAGATACAGCAAACATCCCTTTTATTTCAACAGGGATATGAATTAAATCCTTTGGCTCTCCGATATATATTATTTGCTCTTCAAAAACAGTAATATCTGTTTCGTAAGCAACCTCAAGATACGACAACTCTGGATGCCCCGTATAATCAGTCTCGGTTAATGCTTTCCTGGCTTTTTCATAGTCATAGCGCGAAAATATTCTAATATCATCGGTGGCAATGGAGTCAGGATCAAAATATCTTTGCCAATTTATTTTTACGCATAGCTCAACCTCACCGATAGCTGCAAAATGAATCAAGTCCTCAACATCACAAGCGATGCCAATTTCTCTTTCCACTCTATTTAGCGGGAAATACTTCTTCTCAGGAAGGCTGATAACTTTTTTCGTTGACATTCTCGTCACCCTTAACGCCCCTATATTAAAGTTTAGCGAGACAGGCGGGTAGGGTTTCCCGCTTTTCGGTTGGCCGACCTAGCCCCGCTATTTACAGTTTACGCCGTTTTGTTTGGTGATAGCAAAACCACGTTTTCATGATTACCGGCCATCACATCCAGCCGTTCTATCCACTTGTTCAGTGCGTCCAGCTTCTCAGGCAAATACTGACTGCGGTTGTACACTGCCATAACGCCGGGCAGAGCGTGACCAAGTAGTAGCTCCACGATATGCGGAGGTATACCCATATCATTCATACCTGTTGATAGCGTTCTGCGTAAATCGTGGAGTGTCCATAATTCACTATGCCCCAATCTTTTCCAAATACCACGCCCAGTTTGGCTAACAGCGGATGAATCTTTTTCTTCACCTAATAAATAACCGCTCTTTTTATTCTGCTCTTTAAGGCTTTCTAGCCATCCATATATTGCATCTGGTATTGGTCTTATTATTTTATCTCCCGTCTTACTGTGTTCTTTCGGGACAATCCATAATTTGGAATCAAAATCCCATTCATTCCAAGTAGAAAGACGAACTTCATGAGTACGAGCACCAAATACCACCAGCAATCGAACTAAATTTCGATAATATGGCAACATGTTATTTTCTTCGGTAGCAAGCCATACATCACGTAATTCTTTATCAGAAAGCACTCTTGAGCGTTTACTCTGCCTTTTCCCGACATCAGGTATAGATAACCAATCAAGGGCGTCACAGATTGCGTAGCGCCTCACTCGGCAATATTTCAATGCTTGTTTACACATCTGCAATACATAACCGGCTGCAACTGGTGAGTTTTTTTTCATGCGGTCAAAGCATTGCAACCAATATCTAGTTTCACAATCTGACAGCGCCATATGGCCTATGTAGGGGTAAATATGCTTATTAAGCTGGGCTTTATGTCTCTCCACATTCGCCCTATGTTCTGTAGCATATTCAATAACCCAATAATCCAGAGCCTCTTTTACCGTTACCGGCTTTAAAGACTCAGTAAGAGTAAGGTTTAACTGATGCTTAGGATCTTTCCCTGATGCCAGCCAAGAACGACATTTATCCCGTAATTCTCTGGCTTGTTTCAAAGTCACATCAGGATATCGACCAAGGGTAACCCTATGCAATTTAGCGCCACCGCCAGTGATTCGATAAGTGTATGTCCAGCTAATCCCACCAGTAGTGGAAACCCGGATGCTCAATCCTGCCCCATCAGCAAAAAACTCATATTTCGCCCTGGTAGTTCCAAGCAGATTTTTAAGTTTTTTATCTGTTAGCTTGTTCAGTTCACCGGCCATGACAACCCCATTTCTGTTATACAAATTGTTATACACTATTTGTCGCAAGAACCCAAAAGCAGTGAATAACATAAAAACAGAAAGCAACGTAACCAATTGAACTTAAATATAAAAAATGCATTAACACGAATGAATAAAAAAGCACAAAAACCATATATGCCATTCTACGGCATGAACTGATACTAGTCAGTTAAAGTGTTGTTTAAAAAGGCGTACTCCACACGGAGCGCGCCTTTTTTATTAGGTCATAT